CTGCTGTTACATTTCACAATCCAACACTAAGTGTTGTTGGGAATGTTTCTGCCTCAATTAATATTTCGGCGTCAGCTTTTTATGGAGACGGCTCAAATCTACAAAATGTAAGTGCCGTGCCTTCAATAAGGTTTCACTATCTTAACACACTGGGTGGGATCAATCATACTCAAAAATTATTTTTTAATTTAATGAATCCCGGCACTAATACTAGTATGGCTAGTTTAAGAGCATGCTCTTTTATTGCTCCATCTAGTGGAAGTTTGGAGAGGATAGTGCTTACGCCCACTGACGTCGGTTCCCTTCCTACATCTGGTGAATCAATAAAATTTGGTATGACAAAAAATAGTGTAACTACATATGCTAACTCAAATGTTGCTGTGCATGCTACCTCATCTTATGATATAGCTTACACCTTTGATACAACCAATACAGATAGGGCTGTTTTTGATTTTCGTAATAATAGTCCTGCTTATACTGGTTCTTTGGTATTTGATCCGGGCGAAATCTTAGGGTTTAATTTTCAAAACGGAACAGGCGTGACAAATAACATGGCTATAACAATAGTATTGTCATTTTCTGAAGAAGCATAGTAATCTTCCTTTTCCCATCAATAACACTATTTACTTGTGATATAGTATTTCTAGGAGAAATTGAATGTCTTCAATGTTAGAGCAAGCAATTGTTGATGCAACCGCACTTCGTGAGGCTGCACTTAAGAATGCCGAGCAGGCAATTATTGAAAAGTATGCTCCTCAAATCAAAGAGGCGGTTGAGTCTCTTCTTGAGGGTGACAGCCAGCCAATTGGCGTTGGTTCTTATGTTCGTCACACCGGACTTAACCAAGTCGGCGAAGTTCGTCAAATTGACGAAGATGGTGTCCAAGTTATTGGAACGAATGGTCAAGTCTTTCTTGCCGAGATGGATGAATTAGAAGAAACCGAAATGCTTCAAGAAGAAGAAGGCGCTGTTGCTTCTGTGGCAACCTCTGCAACCCCAAGCGCCCCACTGGCTTCTGCTCCACAATCTGTTGTTGATCCAAATGCTCAAGCCGAACTTTCAATGGAATTTGAATTTGATCCTTCTGATTTTGAAATTGATCTTGATACTGTCAAAGCAGCAGCCCAAGAAGATCCAACCTCCGCTGGAGAAGAACCAGAAGCTACAGATGATCTGCTTGCCGATCTTGACCTTGGCGGTGATCTCGGTGACGAAGAAGAATTGACACTCCAAGAGATGATGAACATGGTTTCTGAAATCCTTGCTGAAGAGAAAGAAGAAGACGAAGACACCGAAGACGAAGAGTCTGAAGAAGAGTCTGAAGAAGAGTCCGAGGAAGAAGAAAAAGAAAAACTTGACGAAGAACTCACTGTTGATACAGGTGAAGAAAAGCATGGCTGGATTACAACCGATGTTGGTACCAGAGAATACGATCAAGAACTTCGCAAAGCAAAAGAAGAATGCGATATGTACAAAGAAAAGTACGAAGGACTTGAAGAATCGTTGAGACAAACAACCCAAGATACTGAAAAACTTTTAGGAGTTGTAGAACAACTCAAAACTAAACTTGATGAAGCATTGGTTTCTAATGCTCGTCTTGTTTACTCAAATAAGACTTTGAGCGATGCCTCCCTGAATGAGCGACAAAAATCTAAAATTGTTGAAGCCATCGCTAAGGCAACATCTGCTGAAGAAGCGAAGACTCTCCACGAGACTCTAACTGCTACAGTGGGATCCTCTTCAAAGAGCGGTCCACAATCACTGAGCGAGTCTGTGAATAGAAGATCTAACTTATCAGCAATTATGCCTAGGCGCAAAGACAACGTGGTTACCGAGTCCATGTCTTTTGCTGACCGAATGAAAAAACTCGCTGGCATTAATTAATCATTTATGGAGGTATTAAAAATGTCTATTGTACAAACCCTTACAGAAGGTATTGTCCAACGCGATATGGCGAAAGAAGGACAAGCTCTTCTTAACAAGTGGTCCCAAACAGGTCTACTTGAGGGCATCACTGATGAGCGTCAGCGTTCATCTATGGCCCGTCTTTTGGAAAACCAAGCAAAAGAACTTCTTCGTGAGTCTTCTAGCATGGCTAGTGGTGACGTTGAAGGTTTCGCTGCTGTTGCTTTCCCAATCGTTCGTCGTGTTTTCGCCGGACTTATCGCTAACGACCTTGTTAGTGTTCAACCAATGAGCCTTCCTTCTGGTCTCATTTTCTTCCTTGACTTTACTTTTAGTGGTGATCAAGGTTCTGGTACTCGTGCTTCTGAAGGTCGTATGGGTAACCTTTCTGACGCTTCAATTTACGGTACCAACCGTGTCGGTTCAGAAATCACTGGTGGTGTTTCTCTTGTAGACACTTACAAAGGTAACCTTTCTGGCCCTCGTAATGCTGTTGGTTACGCTTATGCTTCTCCAACTGGAAGTAACCAAATTGACCTTACTTTAGCTGGTTCTGGTGTTCTTAATAATAGTGCAATTGCTGCTAGTGTTGCTGATTGGAAGACTTATCTTAAGTTTGATGCTGATATTCTTTCTCTTTCTGGAACTTCTGATGCGTATGCTTGGGCAGCGTTTACTGCTCCTGAATCTGATTTTAGCAATTTGGATATGAGAAACCTTTCTGCTATCACAGGTGCTATTAGCCAAATTACTGGTATTGATGGTGATGCTAACTTGATTCGTCGTTTGACAAGCGCTAATGCTGTTGGCGACACTTTAACCTTTGTCGTTTTTGGTGTGTCTGGCTCTAATGGTGTTACTGGTGTTAATCCCGGAACCGTTGCAACTACCAACAATGTTGTGTTGGAATACCCTAAAACCGATACTCTTGAAGATGCTGGTGCTCTTGGTTCTATCCGTGGTGGTGTTGAATGGGGACTTGAAGGCTCTGAAGAGATCCCAGAGATTGATATCAAGGTTGATTCAATTGCAATCACCGCTCAAACCAAGAAGTTGAAAGCTAAGTGGACCCCAGAATTGGGACAAGACCTCAACGCTTACCACAACTTGGATGCAGAGGTTGAGCTTACTTCAATCCTTTCTGAGCAAATCGCTCTTGAAATTGATCGTGAGATCCTTGCTGATCTCGTTAACGGTGCAACCGCTGGTACTTTCTACTGGTCTCGTTCACCGGGTCTCTTTGTAAATCGTGAGACCGGTCTTGAAATTGGTGCTCAAGCTGCTGCTCCTGATTTCACTGGTACCGTTTCTGAGTGGTACGAAACCCTCATTGAAACCATCAATGATGTATCTGCTCAAATTCACAGAAAGACACTTCGTGGTGGTGCTAACTTTGTTGTTTGCGGTCCTGAGATTGCTAACGTTCTTGAGTTCACCGCTGGGTTCCGTGCTAACGTTACCGCTGATGCTGACAAAGGCGAAATCGGTGCTGTTAAGGTTGGTTCTCTTAGCCGTAAGTTTGACGTAATGGTTGATCCTTACTTCCCACGTAACGTTCTTCTTGTTGGTCGTCGTGGTGCCTCTTTCCTTGAAAGCGGTTACGTATATGCTCCATACGTTCCACTCCAGACCACACCTACCATCTTTGGACCAGAGGACTTCGTTCCTCGTAAAGGCGTAATGACTCGTTACGCTAAGAAGATGGTTCGTCCTGACATGTATGGTCTTGTTATCGTTCGTGGTCTTCTTGGTGAGTCTGGTTCCTAGTTCTTGAACTAGTGCTCTCACTACCTAGCCCCTCGGTCTTCGGATCGGGGGGTTTTTTCTTTGTTTTTAACTATTTATTGTATATTTGAGGTGATAAAATGAAACCAAAAAAGAAAAGATTATGGGCTCGCCGAAAGGCGGCTGAAGCTGCTGCACAAGCAGAAGTTAAAGTTACTGCTCCTGTTAAGAAAGAAGAGCCACAGCCTGTAGTAGCAGAACCTGTTGTTGAAGAAGTGCCTGCTCCAGAACCCGCTCCAGAGCCTGTTCCTGAAGTAGTTTCAGAAGAAGCGCCAAAGCCTAAGAGACGACGTAGAAGAAAAACTACTAAAACTAAAGAAGAATAAGTATGGATTCAAAGCAGAAAATATTGCTTGCTCGGCGTAAAGAAAAACTTAAGGCTCTTGAAGAAAAAAAGAAACAACAAGAGTCTGTTGAGACCCCTGTTGAAAAAAATGAAGAACCTGAGCAGATAATTGAATCAGAAGACAAAAAAGAAGAAATTGTTGAGAAACCAAAATACCAAAACCGCAAGCAAAAAAAGAGATTGAAAAAAAAGTGGTATAATCACTCTGAAGATTAAAAGGGAAACAAGCCCCTGTTTTAACTATTTACTATGATCGGAGGGTTCATGCATGGCATTTCCAACTTTAACACCAACTTCTCAACAATCAGCGATTGTTCTTCCGCCAACTGGAACGGCAGGTGATGTAGTACCATCCCTGCCTTTTGGTATTTATACTTCAGATGCCTTTATTTCTGGTGCTGTAGATCAAGTTGCTTATACATATCGTAAGATTGGCGGAGATGTCCTTGATATTGAGATCAAAGCAGAGAATGTCTATGCTAACTACGAAGAAGCAGTTCTAGAATATTCTTATCTTGTCAACTTACATCAGGCAAAAAACACTCTTGGTTCCACATTGGGCAACCCAACAGGATCGTTTGATCAAGATGGCAATATTGTATCTGGTCAGACAGGTGTTGAACTAAAGTATCCAAAGTTCAACTTTGGCTATGCCATGAAGGTTGGGCAACAATTTTCTCACGAAGCAGGTTTTGGTGGAACTCAGCCAATTTATTCCGCTTCATTTGATACAGTATCAGACAAACAAGATTATGACCTCCAAGCAATTGTATCAGCATCAGCAGAGGCCGGAGGTGTTCCTTATGCTGATATTGATAGAACAAAAAGAATTGTAATCAGAGATGTTTTCTATGTTTCTCCACGACAAATGTGGAGATTCTATGGTTACTACGGTGGACTCAATGTTGTTGGTAACTTAAACTCTTACGGACAATATGCGGATGATTCAACGTGGCAGGTGATCCCAGTTTGGCAAAACAAACTCCAAGCGATTCAATATGAAGATCATCTTTACACTCGCACATCTCATTATTCATATGAGATTATTGATAATAAATTAAGACTCTTTCCAATTCCGTCTTCTGTATCACCAGAAAAGTTCTGGTTTCGTTTCTCAATTAGGGAATCAACATGGGTTGACGAATATAATGACGGTCAGGATGGTGTGAACAATATGAATACGCTTCCATTTGAGAATATTTCTTATGAAAACATCAACTCAATTGGTAAGCAATGGATCAGACGCTTTGCTCTTGCACTAAGCAAGGAAACATTGGGCCAAGTTCGCTCAAAATTTGGTAATAATGTACCAATTCCCGGAGACAATGTAACTCTTAATGGTGCAGACCTCCTAAGTCAAGCAAAAGATGAACAAGACAAATTGCGCACAGAATTGAAAGAACAATTGGATGCAATGACATACGATAAACTTATTGAGACAGACAAAAACATTGTCGACAACACAAACAATATTCAAAAATATGTTCCTTTGGGAATCTTTGTGGGATAATCATGAAAGTAAAGATAAATTCAAATAAAAAGCAAGTTCTAAACGAATTAACTCAAGAAGAATACGATTTCGTTGAAGAGGTTCTTGAGATACCTCCGTCCGAGTTGCCTTTCTCAAACATCTTCGGAGACAAATATAGAATTCTTGGAAATTTTGAGGTTGTTAACGACAAGCACCCTCTAAGCAAGATCATCAAGTTTCTTGAAGAGCGTGGCTGGAGTCTAGAACCTCATGTTGATAAGCAGCCATTGAAGTTTACAAAAAGCTACAAAGTTGTAAGGCCATCGAAAGATCTAACTGAAATTGATAGTACGCCAAGAACAAAAACAATAACCTTAACATTGCAAAAGATTATCAAAAATATGGTAAAAGCTTTTGAAGAAACTCTTCCAAAAATGTACGATCAGTATCAAGAACTCACAGATGCTGTTAGAGAAGCCAACAATAAAGTGAGCGGATTTAGCAGTTCTGGTGGGAGCGACAAACTCGATCCTCCACGTGATTGGTCGTTTCTTGCTGAAAATGAAGAGTTGGATGCATTGGTCGCCGCTCGGGACAAACTTCAAAAGCGACAAGTTCCTCTTGCGGTTAGATTAAGTAATGCTGTACATATGTATGCTGCACCTTCAGAAGCCTACCAGCCACTAGATAGGATTGCTAAAAAAGGTTCTTATTTATCTGATTACATTCTCAAAAAAGCAAAAGAGTATTACCAGATAACAACAGACGAAGCACAAATGTATAAGTGGCAGGAAGCGTTCTCAGGGCTCTACAAGCCGGCTTATGTTATTTTCTCACGACATCCTGTTGATGTTTATAGAATGTCCGACTTCACACAAATTACATCGTG